ATCATGAAATTTGTGCGAATTTCGGGAAATTACTCCCCGGAGGAAATCTCTATGTGCTACGCATTGTTGTTCTCGATCATTTTCCCAGAGGTTGAATCGAATGGCTGGAATATCACGTACATTGGGTCAAATCCTTCAGGGAATACGTTGACAGTCATTATCAATTGTTTTGCTAATATCTTCTACATGATGTATACTTGGCATGAGTTGGGTTTGCCCCTTGAGGAATTTTTCCTAAAGGTTGCGATCATGACCTATGGTGATGATAACCTTCTTGGGGTTGACAGTTCAGTTGGGGATGTCTTCTCACACAAGACAATTGCAGCCTGTTTGTCGAAGCATGGGGTTGTTTACACACCTGCCGATAAATCTCCAGCTCATGATAAAACATTTTCAAACATAAAGGATGTCGAGTTTCTGAAGCGAAAATTCTTCCAGCATGGAGAAGATACGCTTGCGCCATTGTCGGAAAAATCATTTGGCAAGATGTTGAACTGGATGATTCCCTCAACTGAGGTTGAGGAGGATGACCAGTTGATTGATACCCTTTCTAGTGCTTGGCGAGAGGCTTGGCATCACAAGACCCCCTTTGGATCTAAACTCAAGACTGATATTACTGATTGTTGTGTAGAGCGGGGCATCGTCATGGGCTCCAACAAATTCCCATCGGATGAGGAAATTCAGTTGCAATATGATAATAAGTCAAGAGATTATGAAGCTTTTGAGGAAGGTTTGCAGTTGAAGGATGGTGATATCACTCGAACTTTGTTGCTTGCCTCGGGGATTGAACCGAATCCAGGTCCAGAGGATGAGGGAGTGTATTTTGAAGCTCCTGATTGGCTCAAAGTGGTTGCATCGGCAGGTGATGTGGTTGTTGGTGTGCTACTTGGGGGTCTCCAGTGGTATGCGATAGCATTGAGTGGTTTTTGGGGATTCTTCACAATTGCGATTTCTGGGTTTGTTTTTTTTGTATCCCGGGATGAGGGGGTGCCTTATCTTCTGCTCGAGATTCTCTTCTACGGACCGATTCGCGAGGAAGTAGTAAAATTCTTCTGCCCACAGTTTGGTATTTCAATTGTTGTTTGGGAATTTGTCTCGTATTGCATCAAGTTTGGAAAGACACCTGGATTCGTTGCTTTCCGACTATGGACACTTTGTCTTCACGTTTTGTGGGCCTTCCTTCCGATCTGGCTCTCAATTCCTAGTCATATGTTTTACAATTTTATTTGGCGAGGACGGACAGTTGGGTATGTGGTGAATATCTTTGACATCCTGTGGAATAAAAGGTTTTCCCATATTTGGAAAGTACCCAATCTGGAGGTAACTATAACATTTGATGTTGGAACAGTGTTTGAGGTGACCACCGGACTTTTGGGTATGTTCTCTGAGGCTTTGTCGAATATTAGTGTACCCGCACTTGCTCAGGATTTTCAGATACCGATTGGGGCTGCTTGTTTTACCCTTTTGTTACCACCAATAGGACCTTGTGAGTTTAATGTCATTGGTGCGCGTGGCCGATTGCTGAGAATTTATCATAGGGGGAAAGAGGTGATCAGAGTTCTGCCTGGAGATAATACTTGTTATAACGATCTGTTGCGTTCGATGAGTTACGTTCTAAACGGCGTTCCTGCTGATTGTCCTTTTGTGGAGTCTATTATGACCTTGTGGCAGCAGTTGATGTTGGGCATTGCAAATGATGATGTCCTAGAAGGTG